CATCTGGAGCTAATGGAATTGCATTAAATTCAGATGGTTCGATAACTTTTTCAAATGCTGCTTCAGGTACAATTAACACTGCTATTCCATTTACTACAAAAATGACAATTACAAGTGGGGGTAAAGTAGTTATAAATTCAAGCTCATCAAGTCACGCAGCATTAGGAACATATACAAAACATTCTGTTGTAGGTGATGGAAGTATAAATGCTGCAGCTTCCCACGGCTCAATGTTTATCGCAGCAGGAACATCTGTAGGGGATTCAGGTATTTCAGTTAATCAATCTACTTCAGGTATGACAATGATATTAATTGCGTCAATAAATACAAGTACAGGGACAAGTACAAATAGTGCAGTTTATATAGTTAGATTTTATTTTGGAGGTAATAATACACCTACTGCAACTTATATTGGCGGAAGTAGTGATTTTGTCACATTTGGACAAAGTGCTGGAAACACATTAACTATAATTGGTTCATCTGCAGGAAATAAAAGTTATGCTTGGTTTGTAAACAAATTTGGTGATTCATAAAATTTAAAATAAGATGACAAAAATATCCAATCAATATAGTTTAACCAATATACTAACGGCTGATTTAGCAAATAGTCGTTCAGGGATAAATAATGTTAGCCCTGCTTATTAATAAAAAATATAAGTACCTTGGATTGTTTTAGTAAAATTTTATATATTTATATGTAAACAAAGTTATAAAGATTATTATGAAAAAAATATCGTTAAAATTATTTGAAATTTTAGATTTAAAAGCCGAACTCCAAGGAGCTAAAAATCAAGAAACAGGTGAAGTACGTTTAGAAGGCTTACTAGCCCAAAAACTACCTATTACGACAGTAAAGTATTGGCTAGACAGTTTAGTTAATACTTTAGCTGAAGAAGAGAAGTCTATTGAGGCTGTTCGTCAAGAGTTAATCAAACAATACGGTAAGGAGAACGAGAATGGAGAATTATTTATTCCTGTTGCACAACCTAAGAAAAACCCGGAAGATTCTACAGAACCTATGTACTACACTGAAGAGTATATAAAGTTTATGAATGAATATAACGAATTCTTAGTTTCTAACGAAAAAGAAGTCTCTATTAAGGAAATTAAGTTAGAAGACTTAAAAGACGTTAATACTACCGATAACTATCCTTTAGTATATAAGTACTTAGTTATTACCCCAATAGAAGAACCGTCTGCTGAGGTTACAGCAGAGTAATTATATTTATAAATAAAAATATTATGCAGTACATCGTAGTAATGGAATTTATTCCTGGAGTTGATAATATTTGGGTGGCTAGATTGACACCTGAAGATCCTATTTACGAATATGCTACGTATGGAGAAGCAGAAGCTAAAGCAGCAGAATTACAAGCTGCTGATGAGACTGGTCGCTTATACAAAGCAATCGAATTAAATGAGTCAAATCAAAATCTAACAGCATAGAATGTCTACAGAAACTAAAGTTACGCCAGAAGAATTAGAACAATTAAAAACTTTCGAAATAAACTTTACCAAATCAGTATATGATTTAGGGCAAGTAAATCTTCAAAAGTATATGGTTGAAAAGCAATTAAAGTCAATTGAAAATGAGATTAAAATTGCCGAACAACATATTGAAACGCTAAGTAAATCTGAGAAGGAATTTTCAGACAGCCTTATAGAAAAATACGGTGGTACTTCTGTAGACTTGGAGACAGGAATAATAGTACCTCAGTAATCGGTTTTGCCATATTATAGTATATTTATAATAAGACAATTCAATTAGACATGGCAGAAACTTTAATATCCCCTGGGGTATTCTTAAATGAGAATGATACATCCCAAATTACTCAAGGACCTATTACAGTAGGGGCAGCAATCGTTGGCCCAACAGTTATTGGACCAGTAAACGAACCTATATTAGTAACTTCTTATTCAGATTATAAATCTAAATTTGGCGCTTTATTTACTAGCGGTGGTGCTAGTTTCGAATATTTGACTTCAATGGCTGCATTTAGCTACTTCCAACAAGGAGGAGAGTCATTATTAGTAACTAGAGTAGCTTCTGGTTCTTATGCTTATGCTACTGCTTCTTTAGGAGCTACAGCAGGAACAGCATTAACATTAGAGACTATTTCATCTGGATTATCAATGAATAATGATTTTAGCGCTTCTTTAGGTGTTGTATCTGGTTCTTTGGTAAGTGGTTCAATTACTAATGTAAGATGGGAAGTAACAGCTGCCGACACTGGATCTGGACAATTTTCTATAATTGTAAGACGAGGTGATGATTATTCGGCAAATAAAACTGTATTAGAAACTTGGGCTGGATTGTCTTTAGACCCTAATTCAAATAACTTCGTAGAATACGTTTTAGGAAATCAATACACTGTACCTACAGTAGATGAATCAGGAAATTACTACTTAGCTACTAGCGGTTCATATAATAACAACAGTAGGTATATTCGAGTAAAGAGTGTTAATTTACCAACACCGAATTATTTAAATACCCAAGGACAGGTAGCAGTAGCAGCTTATACAGCTTCTATTCCTACAATAGGTTCTGGTTCAAATAACGGATGTTTTGGAGGAGCTACTGGAACAGTAAGTGCTTCTATAAAATTATACGATAGAATTCCATCTACAACTGGTAACGATATACAAGGATTAGCAGCTGCTGATTATAACGTAGCTGTTAGTTTATTAGCTAATAAAGATGCTTATTCATTTAAAGTAATTTTTGCACCTGGTATTAATTTGCAAAATGCTCCTTCTACAGTTAACTCACTAATATCGTTAGCTTCTAATAGAGGAGATGCAATAGCAGTAATAGATACTGTTGCTTATGGACAGACGATTAATTCAGCAACTGGCCAATCTACATCAATAGATAATAGCTATGCAGCAACATATTGGCCTTGGGTTCAATTACGTTCTTCTGAGACAGGAAAACTATTCTTCTGCCCAGCATCTACAGTAATACCTGCAGCATACGAATATAACGATAGAGTAGGACAAGAATGGTTTGCTCCAGCTGGTCTTAATAGAGGTGGTTTACCAACAGTAATTCAACCAGAACGTAGATTATCTTCAGCACAAAGAGATACTTTATACCAATCTAAAGTAAATCCAATCGCTTTATTCCCTGGTCAAGGATCAGTAATTTATGGTCAAAAGACATTACAATCTAAACCATCTGCTCTAGACAGAGTAAATGTACGTAGATTGTTAATCGCTCTTAAGACTCAAATTAATCAAATCTCTCAGACTTTATTATTCGAACCGAATACTCAAGCTACAAGAAATAACTTCTTGAACCAAGTTAATCCATACTTACAGTACGTACAACAAAAACAAGGATTGTATGCATTTAAAGTAGTAATGGATGATACTAACAATACGCCTGATGTAATCGATAGAAACCAATTAGTAGGTGCAATTTATTTACAGCCAACTAAGACATCTGAGTATATCTTAATTGACTTTAATATTACACCAACAGGTGCTACATTTGGTCAATAAGAATAAAAGAAAAGAAAAATGAAAAACCAATCTAATATAAAAGTAAAAATTCCGAAAGCTCTTTTCGAATTATATAAAAAAGGAAATAGCAAGATTGATAGCAAAGGTGTTTTAAAAGAAATGCTTAAAAATCAATTAAAAGGAATGCTTGAAGAAGCTACTGACCAGTCACCAGTAACCTTACAAAATACTGGCGATGAGACTAACCTTCAGAAAGCAATAGATAAAAATCCTACAATGAGACAATCATTAAGTAAGATTAATTCAGCAAATGAATTAGATGGTGCATTGGAAACAATTACATCTTATTTGGGGTTACAGAATATGCCTAAGACAACATTACTAGCTGCATTTAAAGCAGCATTAAATAATAAGGCTCCTGAGGATAGTAATATTACAACTAATTTAAAAGAAGGAGTTAAAAAAGTTATAAGAATTAAGAAAAAGTAGTAACTACGATATTTATTTAAAACACCGGAATACGATGGCTGTATTAGACCCAAATGAGATATTTTTCACTGCTTTTGAACCAAAAGTTCAAAACAGATTCATAATGTATATTGATGGAATTCCTTCATATATCATAAAGAAAGCTGCTTCACCGCAAATTCAATTTACTGATGTAAAGTTAGATCATATCAACATCTATAGAAAGTTGAAAGGAAAAGGAGAATGGCAAGATATGTCATTAGCTTTATATGATCCGGTTACTCCTTCAGGAGCTCAAGCAGTAATGGAATGGGTTCGTCTAGGACACGAGTCTGTAACAGGACGTGATGGATACTCAGACTTTTACAAAAAAGACATTACATTGAATACTTTAGGACCAGTAGGTGATATCGTAGGTGAGTGGATTATCAAAGGAGCATATGTAAAATCTGCTAACTTCGGGGAATATGATTGGTCTAACGACGCTTATATTTCAATCGATTTAACAATAGCTATGGATTACTGTATCTTAAATTTCTAATAGAATATAATTTTAACTTAGAATCCCTTGAAATCTCGAGGGATTTTTTGTTTTTTACATATTTATATATACAAACAGTTTTAAAACGTTATGACACAAGAATCAAAGTTTTCTTTCCCTACGGAAACAGTAAAATTACCATCACAAGGTTTAGTTTATAGTAAAGACAATCCATTATCTTCAGGCGAAGTAGAAATTAAGTATATGACAGCCAAAGAAGAGGATATCTTAACTAATGCTAATTACATTAGAGCTAATACAGTTCTAGACAAATTACTTCAATCATTAGTAGTTTCTAAGGTAAACATCGAAGAATTAATCGTAGAAGATAGAGATGCTCTTTTAGTAGCAGCTAGAATATTAGGCTACGGTAAAGATTACTCTTTTAAATTTACTAGCCCTTCTACCGGTAAAGAAGAACTTATTACAGTTGACTTATCTACAGTAAAGGATAAGTTACTTGAAAAAGAGCAGTTAATTAACGAAGGTAGTAACGAATTACATTTTACTATCCCTAGTATCAATACAAAAGTAACATATAAATTTCTTACTGTAGCAGATGAAAAATCTGTAGAGAAAGAAATACTAGGACTACAGAAAATAAGTCCTTCTGGTTCTTTTGATATTACTACTAGATTAAAATTTATTATTACTTCAGTAAACGGTGATAGAACTTCAGCTACAATTAGAGATTTCGTAGATAACCATCTACTGGCTAGGGCATCAAGAGAATTAAGAAAGCATATTAAAGATACAGCACCAGGAGTTCAATTAAAATTTGATTACGTATCAGATGGCTATACAGAGGAGGGTATAGATATACCTTTAACTCTAAACTTTTTTTGGCCTGAGCTCTAGTGATAGATTCGCTCTATTTACAGAAATACATGAAATACTCTTTCATAGTAACGGAGGATATGATTATGCTGCTATTTATAGCATGCCAATCTGGCTTAGAAAGTTTACATTCAATAAGCTAAAAGAGCATTACGATTCCATTTCTGCTGAAAAAGAGAATATGATGATTAATGAGGAAAATCCTAACAGAACTGTTAGTAGACCCGATATTATGAAGAATATAGGTAAAGAAGCAACATACAGTGTGAAGGCGCCTAAAAAGTAGGCGCTTTTTCTATTTATAGTATATAGTATTATTTAATGGCAAAGCAAAATTTAGATATAAATTTAGATACCCCGGAATTAAGAGCACAGATGATGTCATTAGCTGGCGTCTTAAAAGCTGGTTTATCTGATGCTATTCAAGAGTCTTTTGATCCAGAAAGATTTAAGCTGGTAACTAATGACATAGTTAATTTAACTAAAGAAACAGCTAGATTTGCAGATAAAATTGCAGATAACCAGAATAAATTAAAAGCTGGTTCTGCTAAGATTTTAGAAATTGAAAATCAAATTTTTGCCGCTAGGACTAGACAGCAAAATATAGCTGCTGCGTATAATAAAATAAAATCCGCTGATCTTAAATTATCTAAAGAAGTAAATGAAGCTATTGCAGACACAGTAAAACTGGCAAAACAAGAGCTAAGAGACCTAGAAGCTCAAGCAATACAGGCTAGGTTAGTAGAGCAAAGAGTAGGGAGAACTGCGGATTTAATGAAAGGTATTACTAAAATACCTTTTGTAGGTCAATTCGTTAAAGCAGAAGAAGCTTTAACTGCTATGAATAAAAAAGCATTAGAGACAGGTAATAGCTTTAAGATAATAGCAGCCGGGTTAAATAAGTCTATGGATGCTATTACTGACGCAGCAGCGTTAAAAGTATTTAGTTTAATAGTTTCTTCGTTTAAACAAACAGATAAAGATGCAGCTAGCTTAGCTAGATCTATGAATACCGCCTATGAGGCTGGTTTTAAATTTAGAACAGAGTTATCTGACGCTGCTTTAAAAAGCGGTCAAATATATGCTACAGGTGCTAAATATACTCAATCCTTACTAGAAATGAATAGTGCTTTAGGCACTGCTTCTTCATTTGATCAAAAAAGAATAGATTCGTTTACCAAATTAAGAGATGTAGCTAAATTTGAACCAGAGGTACTTGAAGACCTTAACAACGCTTCTTTAGTTAATAAGAAGACTTTAGATGATATAACTAAGAGTAGATTAGCTCAAATTAACCTAGTAAAGTTACAGACCGGAAGAATAATAAATGAAAGACAAATATTAAAAGATATAGCTAATACTTCTAACGCAATTAAGATTAACTTTATTGGTAGTGATGCTGCTCTTGCGAAAGCAGCTGCTACAGCTAGAACAATGGGTACTGATCTAAATAAGTTAGATAAAATAGCAGGTAGCTTTTTAAATTTTGAAACTTCCATTAGAAATCAAATGGAAGCTGAGTTAATTACAGGTAGAGAGCTTAATTTAGAAAAAGCTAGATTCTATGCATTAACTAACAATACGGTAGGATTACAGCAAGAGCTAAATAAGCTTGACATTACAGCTGCGAAATACAGTAGTATGAATCGTATCGCTCAGGAATCTACAGCAGAGGCATTAGGAATGTCACGTGAAGAGATGTCAGAAATGTTAATGAAACAGCAAGCTCTTACAAATCTTGGAGCTAAAGACTTAGTACAGGCTCAAGCTATTTTTGCTGCCGATGTTAAAAGGACAAGTTTTGCCGAAGCAACAGAAAAATTAGGTAACGAGGCGTTAGCTAGACAGTTCCAACAGCAATCTTATCAGGAAAGAATATCATTACTAGTTGATAAAATGTTATCTGCATTTAATATGCTTGATAAAATCCTGAAACCTATAGTAGGTGCATTTACGGCTATGGCCGAAATGTTAGCTAAATCGGAAACAGTATTAAAGGGTATAGTATTTCTAGCTGGTGTTCTTCTAGCTAAAAAAGCATTCGGCTTTGGAGCAGGAATGCTTAGAGGCTTAGGAGGCGGAGGTGCTCTAGGCGGTCTAGGTACTAAAGCAGGTTCTCCTGTATTGAATGCAGCTGGAAAACGGTTATATGGGCCAGCTGCTACCGGTGCTTTAAGAACAGGTTCTGCTACAGTAGGTGGTGGGGCTGGTGGATTCATGAGTGGAGCTGGATCTTTTTTATCTAGTCCTGGAGCTTCAATCAAAGCTGCTGTAGAAGCTGCAGGAGGCCCAAAAGGTTTATTAGCTAAAGGACTAAAAGGTTCAGTATTAGGAACTTTAATTTCAGCATTAATGGGGTACGCTGAATTTAAATCTTTAATAAGTAATCCAGTAGATGAATCAGGAAAACCTTTAGCTAAAGATGAACTAGCTAGAAAAGCTGGAAAAATAGCATTAGGTACA